TAGTTACTGGTATTGTTGTTTTTAATATATTACATATATATTGATATATACAACATTTTATTACAAATATATTTACAGGAACCTGTATGGCATTAGTTGATAAAATTATTAATGCAATAAAAGATATTGAAAATTATCGTTTCGATAAAGAGGTAGCAGAGTTATTAGATATGGATAACAAAGCTCTCGCTACATATAAATCCAGAGGTGAGTTACCTCAATACTATATTAAGTTTTTTTGTAAACGATATGGGGTAGAATTAAAAAATTTAGATGCCTTTTTAGGTAATATTGATAAATACAACAAAAATATAATAGGGAATAAGCAAAGTGGTAGTGTGATAAATAAAGGAAAGGATAAAAAAATGGATTACATAATCGAAGCACAACAGGAAACAATAAAATTGCAAAAAGAAAAAATAAAGCAGTTAGAAGATAAAAATAATAAAAATGTATCTGTGTATGATGGTATACAATCTGATATTGTATTTGCTTTTGAAATAAAATTTAATTGGTCATTAAAAAATCCTGGAATAAAGGTAAAATATCTTTCTCAAGAAAGTACATATATTCCTATAATGGCTAAAAAGTTAGGTTATACTGAATCTGAATTAATCGAATTACTGCAAATAGATGAATTTGTAGATTACAAAAATCACAAAATTCATATGTTAAGAACGGAAAAGCAAAAACAAGAAATGCTTGGCATAATGAATAATTTTATGAACGCATATAGAGGTATCAAAATGAATACAACATTGCTTGTAGCTGAAATACCAGTATTATATAATCATAAAAATGGTGCAGTATTTAAAGCAAATGTTGAATATAGAGTAAACTGGGTAAATGGAACTGGTACTGCTCATATTAGGTGGTGTGCTGAATAAATATTGAGCAATTTATATAAAAGACCAGGCAGTCCATATTGGCAGTATACATATGGTGATTATCCAAACAGGATACGCAAAAGCACCAAAACAAAAGATTATCAACAAGCACTTATATTAAAACGCAAATGGGATGAGCAACTATTTGAGCAGTTGCATGGTTTAAGGTGTAAGCCTATTAAACTGGATAAACTTATCACCCAGTATCAGTTAATAATAGATAAACGCAAATCAACAGGATGGGCAACCAGAATAAAAGTTGGTACCAATAACTTTAACAATATATATAAGGACATGATTGTTGATGAGTTTACGATTGAGCATATCGAAGATTATATATCACAAAGAGAAAAGGCTGTTGCACCAAAAACCATAAGGGAAGAAGTTAAAATAATGAAAAGTTTTTTTGACTTTGCAAAGGTTCGTAAATACATATTTGAAAATCCATGTGATGATGTAATGCTGCCAAAAAATGTAAAACAAAAAACAACCAGGGCATTTACAAAAGACGAGTTAAATACATTACTTAATACCAGTCACATAAAAGATAAAACATTATGGTCAATATTATTTTATACTGGTCTGCGTGTTGGTGATGCTTTGGATTTACAACCCAGTAACATAAAAAAAGACATAATTAATATAAGGCAGCAAAAAACTGGTAATATTGTTTTAGTACCAATACATAAAATGTTACGGACAATTTTAAGGGGGCAGTTTAGGCACAAGGGTGATCTGTTTATGAAGTATGGTGCTATTGGTAGAAGTAGACAGAGGATAAAACAAGTTGCACCAGACTGCAGCCTTCATACTTTTAGGCATACATTTGGTACATATTTAGAGGAATACTGCAATGCAAGTCGTTATGATGTCAAAACTTTAATGGGTCATAAATCTGGAGATGTCACAGAAAACTATGTCCATAAGAACATGGATAGATTAACACAATTAGTAAACAAACTTTCTTATACTAATTAGTGTGACGGAATTGTGACGGCAAAGAATGATTACCGAGGATAATTAATGCTAACTGGTACAAATGAAAAAACCCTCCAAATAGAGGGTTTCTTCTTCGTAGCGGGGGAAGGATTCGAACCTCCGACCTTTGGGTTATGAGAACTACATTCTTACTGATATTACTACACTTACACCCTTGTGTGACGGAAAGCCGTCACATTCTTAAATTTTTTGTATTAAATCGTATGCCTTCTTGTACTTCTCTATTGTACCCTTGCCTCCTGCGTTATAGTATTTAAGCCAGTATTTTGCCTGTCCATCTATATCGTCTAATTTAGGCAATGGTTTAGGTACTCTTCTATATTTAATTCTTGCCATACAAATACTAAAAGCAATGTTGGTTTGTAATACCCAACCAAGCCTAACTAAATCATCCTCATCTATAAGTTCTTTTGGTACGCAGCACTTTTTGTAAATTTTTTCCCATAAAGATGATCTATATTTTAAATAGTTTTCAAGATTGTCCTTACAGGTTGCAGGTTCTATTTGAAAGAAAGACCTTGCAGGTCCTCCTCTATATTGTCTTATTGCATAATAGTTACTTTCTACTGCACCTGTTCCAAGTATTAACTGCTCTGCTTCATGTGACCATAGACCAATATCATACAATGTAATGCGTATTGTGTTTTCTATATCTTCTAAATTAATCATAAGACTCCTGTGGAAAGTTTGAATATGCGTAAAAATACTTTCTATGTTTTTCCTGTCCGTTTACTGCGTTATTTATAGCCAGGTTAATAGATTCTCTGCTGCCATCCCAATTAAGATATGCAATCTGGTCTAAAGGCTCATAATAGACTGCTAAAACATCGATTCTTTCTGTGCCTTTATGTTTAGACATACGAACTTCAATAGATGATTTTGTGGTCATTTTAGTAATTGTTTTAACCTGGACTCTTTTAAAACCATACTTTGTTTCACAAACAAGGTCAGTTTCCGCATCATCAATAAGGGGGATGTAGACATGGTAACCAGATCGTATGAGGTCTTGTTGTACGGCAAGTTCACCACGCACCCCAATTCTCATAGTTGTGGGGTTGTCAATCAATTAGAATTTCCAGACAAGTTTACCTATGGCAACAATGACATCCATACTTTCTTTTGCGATAGCCTGTTTTTCCTCTTTTGATATAGAACCATCTTTCTTTGCATCGTGGTATTTCTGTGCTACTTCTTTCACTTCTTTTACTAATGGCTTATACTTGACTGCTACCAGACTCATTATTCCACCCAGTATAATAACAAGCATATACGCTGCATTACTTAATGATAACCATTCCATATTATATTCCTTTTATTATATTATTTACTTCCACCATTGTTCTTACCTTGTAGGTAAGCAATGCTTTTTGATAAATCTTCAAGATTCTCATCTTGTCTGTCAAATTTTCTTTCCAATCGATCCGAAATGCTTTCCTTGAAGGAATTAACGGAGTCGATTAACTTAATGCAGATATTTTGTGTATTGCTTAACTCTGCACTCATTTTGCTTAAATCAGTTCTAATTTTATCTAAATCATCTGATTGTTCTTTTTGTGACCTAATAAGGTTTAATATCATAAAACCAAAAAGCATTAAACAGAAGCCTACTGCCCCTACCTGGAGATAGACATCTGCGAAAGATTCAATCATCGTACCCTCCGTAATTCTCTGTTAATAAAATAATTATGATCAAAGTCATCTTCTTCCAATCTTACTTCTTTTTTCTTTTTAAAATATTTAAAGGATTTAAATCGACCTCGAGGCTTCTGCGATACCATGCTTGAATTTCCTCTATTTCTGCATCGTGTATAGATTTGAGTTCTTCAACTCTTGCTTCAAGTTCTTCCACTCGCCTTGAAGTATCGTCAATTTGCGATTTAACACTATATGCTGACCCAATAATTGCACCGAATAAGCAAAAACTGTTAAACAAGAAACGAAGATTAATATTGAGGCGAAAGGTATCTCCATCAATAAATTCCGTTCTGTACGATTTTGCACCCTCACGCTTATCACCATCAGATTTCATGCCCTGCAATACTCCATCCCCCATCACAACTTCCAAGCAGCACTAATCCACCAAGCACTATTACTAAAAACGCTATAATAGATAGATAATCTTTCCAATCCTCATTCACCAGACCACTCATCCTTTTTCATTTCTTCTATAGCTTCACTATGTGATAACGCAGTAATACCACTTGTACCTTTTACTGCATCTAATGTGCCATCTGCTATAGGTAATTCATATTTAACAAGAACCTTTGTATTATCATTATTCCATCTTGGACTACCAAGTTTACCAAGTTTAAACGCACTCTCTTTCCATGTTGGCGATTGCAATGTAGTAGTATCTACCACAGATTCTGTGTACTTATACTCTTCTTCAACTTGTGGCACAGAATGAGGCTCTATCATAAGTTTTTCTAATAGTTCAGCTTTGGTATCGCTTGATGAATAATCTACGTCACAATCATCCATATAAGCCTTTATCTCTGCTTTTGTGTTATCATCTGATGGGTAATAATTATATTTGTCTACCATCCTTGTAGCAGTCTTTTCTACATCTTTATATGTGTACTCATTCCAAGACAATCTATCAGCAGTTTTAAGTTTAGCAGGTAATGCTGATTCCCACTTTGCTTTTG